GTATGCCTATCGCTCATGCTCAAGAGTTGAACGAAGCCAACGTTCGCACAGAATATGCCCGCTGGCGTAAATTCCACGGCATTTCTGGCCGCATTGAAAACCCTGCCAAAACGGAAGAAAAAGCCCGTAAGGAACAGGAAAAAGCGGAAGCTAAAGCTAAACGCGAAGCCGAACGTGCAGCCAAGAAAGCTGCTGCTGAAAAAGCCAAGGCTGAAAAAGCCGCCGCTGAAAAGGCTAAAGCCGAAGCTAAATAATTTAATCTAGAAGTTAAAGGCGTGTGAAACCCTATGAAACCCACGCGCCTTTATCGTGCCTACAGGAAACAAATCGTGATAAATATTCAGCCAATTGAGAAGCAAGTAACATTGGATAACCAAATGTTAGACGTACATTCAATGTTCTATACAATCCAAGGCGAAGGTCCGTTTACTGGCTGCCCGTGTGTGTTTGTGCGGCTTGCTGGATGTAACCTGCAATGCCCTGGATGCGATACTGAATATATCCAAGGTCGCCGCGAAATGAGTCCGCAGGATATTCTTAACCACATTAACGAACTGTGGGAGCAAGCGGGCATAGATTATAGTGTAAATAAATTTGTGGTTATTACTGGCGGCGAACCTTTCCGCCAAAGAAATATTCGCTATTTGCTTGAGGAACTTGTCAAAAACGATATTTGCGTCCAAATTGAAAGTAATGGCACTTTGCCGCCCGTTGAGTTTACAGACAAACTTGGCAATACTGGATACAGATACAACAAAATTGCAATGGGCGTCTACGCTGGCGCGGTCCACATTGTATGCAGCCCTAAAACTGGCAAAGTAAATCCGCTTATGTGGGAACACTGCTGCTGCGTGAAATATGTTCTGAAAGAAGGCGATATTGCCGAGGATGGCCTGCCCATTCACGCGCTAGACCATCGGGTAGCAAAAACTGTTGCCCGTCCACCGTTTGCATTTAGCCGTCCTATTTACTTGCAACCTATGGACGAGCAAAACGAAGAACGAAACGCATTAAACGTTAAAGCTGTTCTGCAATCAGCTTTAAAGCATGGCTATATTTTACAGTTGCAGATTCACAAATATTTAGGAGTAGAATAATGTCTAAAGCATTAGTAATTTTTTCAGGTGGCCAGGACTCAACAACCTGTCTATATTGGGCTAAAAAGCATTTTGACGAAGTGCATCTTATTACTTTTGACTACGGCCAGCGGCATATCGCCGAAATTGAAGCCGCTATTAAAATTTCAGAACTTGCACAGCCTGCATCTATGGAAATTGTGCATATGCCGCAAATCCTTGTTTCTACAAGCCCGCTAACTTCAGACACGGAACTTGATAAGTACAAAAACAATGCAGAAATGGAAGCAAAAGTTGGCGACAAGATTGAAAAGACTTTTGTGCCAATGCGAAATATGTTATTCTTCACTATCGCGATGAACCGTGCCGTTGCCCTTGGGTGTAACAATCTTATTACTGGCATTTGCGGAGAAGACAATGCTAATTATCCGGATTGCACAGCATCTTTCCGTGCATTGTTTGAACGTACAGCGAACGAATCTTTGGGCGAATTTGCCAGCTATCACATCCACGCTCCGCTTATGACTAACAGTAAAGCGGATACTGTTAGGATGGCTTGGGGTATGCCGGAATGCTGGAAGGCACTAGCTTATTCCCATACGTCCTACGATGGCAAATACCCGCCGACAGATAATAACCACAGCAATATCCTTCGGGCGCAAGGCTTTCTGGAAGCAGGTTTGCCGGACCCGCTTGTAGTCCGTGCTGTTTGTGAAGGCGTAATGGAACGCCCTACAACACCGAACTATAAAGACATTGCGTTTGATATGACTAAAAAGATTATTTACGGCTAATGGACATTCTAACTCATGCGGCTGTCGGTGCGTACACAGGCAGCCTTTTTGGATACCCTATTACTGGCGCAATTTGCGGTATAGCGGCTGATTTGCCTATTATGCGTATAACCCGCTACAAAGCCCCGCCGTTAGCGTATAATGCCACTCACAGCGCAATGGCGGCTATTATTGTGGGCATGGCAGGCTACGCCATACAAGGCAGCCCAGCCGCATTTTTAGCCTATTGCAGCCACTTGTTTTTAGATGTATTTACACACGGCAAGCAATGGGGAAGTCCGCTGTTATATCCAATCCCTTACCGCTTTTCGTTCATGCCGGAATGGGAATTTTTTAATAAGTCTTTCTGGTGTGGTTTGTTTCTTTCCTTCTTATGGAGTTTTACACTATGGTTCCTAATAAAATAACCACAAGGGTCTCGACTTGGCTTCCAATCATTACTCGTTGCCCTCTTTCAATCTTTCCGGATTTTGTCTATGTATATGTTACTTTTGACGGTTTTCAGGAACTATATGAAGTTCGCCGTGCTTTACGAAAAAGATTCCAATGGCGAAAAATGTTTATGGAAAACATCGCTGCCGAAGTGATGGATATGTATCCTAACGCTATTAAAGTAGAAGTTCGCATTTTGACTGGCCGCCACGTTGCTGCCGCGCATAGGGAGCAGACAAAATGATGGTTGTACATCGTTATCACGATATTTGCGCAGGGCATCGTGTAGTCGGGCATGAAGGTAAATGCCGCCATCTTCACGGCCACAATTACCGCATCCATTTTTACTGCGCTTCTGACGGTCTCGACGACTTAGGCCGCGTGTTTGATTTTTCAGAAGTTAAAAACCGTCTTTGTAACTGGCTGGAAGAGAACTGGGACCATAAGTTCCTAGTGTGGGAAAAAGACCCGCTTGTAACCACATTGCACGGGCTTATTAACAATGGCGAATACGACCGCACTGGCGAACGCGAACACTTTAATCAGTCCTTGGTGTGGCTACCGTTTAACCCGACCGCTGAAAACTTGGCGGACTATCTGTTAAACACTATCGCACCAAAACGTCTCGAAGGAACAGGTGTAAAACTTGTTGCCGTGCATATAGAAGAGACGCGCAAATGTGGGGCAATCCTTACGACAGAGGACGCAAAAGTTAATCAAGGTCTATTTCATTGGGGCAAATAATGGAAAGCAAATTATACGAAAGCGAACACGAAGCAATTACAGACGTTAAACGCCGAAATGAAGAGCGTGTATTTACCAGACTTTTGGAACTGGTTGGGGAAAATCCTGAACGTGGCGGTCTTATTGAAACGCCAGCCCGCGCTTTAAAAGCATGGAAGTTTTGGACGCAAGGTTATAGCCAACGTCCCGAGGATGTTCTTAAAGAGTTCGAGGATGGCGGCGAACAATACGACCAAATGGTTATCGTTAGGGATATTCCTATCTACAGCCATTGCGAACATCACCTTGCCCCTATTTTTGGCGTAGCCCATATTGCATATATCCCGAATGGCAAAGTGGTCGGCTTATCCAAATTAAAACGTCTTGCCGATGTATTCGCCCGCCGCTTGCAAGTGCAGGAACGTCTTACCCAGCAAATTGCGGATGCTTTACAACAACATCTCAATCCTTTGGGTGTTGGTGTGGTTATTAAAGCCCGACATATGTGTATGGAAAGCCGTGGTATCTGTACACAAGGTTCTGAAACAATTACTTCCGCCTTGCGTGGTGTAATTCGCGATGAACCACAAACACGCGCCGAGTTTATGAAACTTGCAATCTAAATAGAACCCGTGTAATATTAACCTATTGCACGGGTATTTACTTCTATGAAATTATACACAGCCGCAGTCTATACCAACGAATACACCCCTGGAATGCACAGCGCAGTTCGGTGGGATGTGATGAATGAAAGGGAGCGTGAGATAGTAGCAAACCTTCCTAACATTCTTGAGTCCTACCACTATATTTGGAAAGACCGTTATGTGCAAGGTATTCGTGAGGATGGCGCAAAAATATTTCTAGATAGTGGTGCATTCTCTGCATACACTTTGGGAGCTACTATCGACTTACCCACATATGTGGACTATATTAAACGTAATATAGATATTTTGCGGGTTGAGGATGGCGTTTTAATGGCCGCCGTGCTTGACGGTATTGGCGACCCGTTAGAAACATACCGCAATCAGTTAGCTATGGAAGCATTAGGAATAACGCCGATGCCTTGCTTTCACGCTGGCGAAGACGAACGTTACTTGGAATACTACATACAGAACTATAGCTATATTAGCTTAGGTGGCATGGTAGGAAGTTCCACTAAACAGCTAATGCTTTGGTTAGACCGTATTTGGGATAAGTACCTTACGGATGGTTCTGGTAAACCTCGTCTTAAAGTGCATGGCTTCGGTATTACTTCAATCCCAATCATGGAGCGTTATCCGTGGTGGAGTTGCGATTCTTCCACCTGGATTCAAACTGGCTCATTTGGGTCTATTATTACACCGGAATATGGCGTAATTGCTGTTTCGGATAAATCCCCACAAAGGCACGATGCAGGAATGCACTTTGCCACATTAACTCCTATAGAACAGGATAAAGTTTTGGAAGCTTTAGAAAACGCTGGATTTACTTACGAGCGTCTTTCTACTGTCTATCAAAGTCGTATGGCTTATAACCTTTGGGCGTTTGGTGTAATTAACGCGATGATGAATGCTGCGAACGATTACAACCACTTCCGCGCCCATAACCAAGGATTATTTTGATGCTTAGTTCTTTAAAATTTGTACAAGGTGCTGTCGCCAAGAAGGACTTCGTTCCTGAGATGACTCACTTTGAAATTAAAAATAGCCGAATAACAGCGTTTAACGGCGCAATGGCCTTATCTACACCAATACCTTTTGATATTGACTGTAATCCAAAGGCCGTGCAACTTGTAAAAGCCATCTCACAATGTGAGGATACAGTCTCTATTAGTATGACAAACGCTGGTCGCCTTAAAGTACAATCTGGCGCGTTTAAAGTGTTTGTGGACTGCATTGCTGGCGAAGGTTTAAATATCCAACCGGAAGGCACTTTTATCGAGTTAAACGGAGATGCCTTACTAAAGGCTTTTACCACACTTCTGCCGTTTATTGGTAATGATGCGTCTCGCCCGTGGAGCAATGGCGTTCTAATTGATAATCAATCCGCATTTGCTACAAATAACGTGTGTCTTGTGGAATACTGGCTAGGCGTTACTTTTCCGCATAAGGTAAATATACCTATTGCCGCCGTTAAGGAAATGCTGCGCATTAAGGAAGCCCCTTTAAGGGCACAGCTAGGCGATAATAGCCTAACCTTTTTATATTCCGGAGACCGCTGGCTACGCACTCAATTATACGATTCTGAGTGGCCGGACTTAGATAGGATTCTTAATGTAGAGTGCAATCCTCACGAACTGGATACAAAGGTTTTTGATGCCTTGCAAACTATTAAACCGTTCGTGGATAAGCTAGGTAAAATCTATATTAAAGAGGGTGTAGTCTCAACACACGTAGATGCGGATATCGGGGCGAATTACACTATTGAAGACAAATCCCTTGGCGGCATTTATAACCATGAGATGCTTGCCTTGCTCGATGGTGTGGCTACTTCTATCGACATGACCACATATCCGCGCCCATGCCTATTCTTTGGCGATAATTTACGCGGTGCAATTATTGGGATGAAAGAATAATATGCGTAATGATGCAATAGGGTTATTTTGGGAGGATGCGCCGCACGTTATTCGCAAGGATAAAAAGAAAGCGGTGCAGAAGGTTGTACCGCCAAACCCTGTGTGGTTATCGCCAGACTACCTTCCAAATTTAAAACAGGCTCAAGAGTTTAAAGTTCCGCTAATGACGGACGAAGATTTAGTAAATGCCTGCATTAACAAAGAGAGGTTACTATTCGACATTGAGACTTACCAGAATTATTTCTTAGCTTCGTTTAGAAGTGCTGAAACTGGTAAGGTTGTCTATTTTGAAATGACGGATGAAATGCCACTTGATATTGAAAAACTCAAGTGGATAATGGAAAACTTTACAACAGTTGGATTTAACAGCTTATCCTACGACTTAACTGTAACAGCCATCGCATTACAAGGCTACAATAATTTGCAGCTAAAAAATGCTTCAGATATGTTAATTCGCGACCAAATGCGCCCAGTTGAAGTATTGCGCAAATACAAGACAAAACTTGGCAAATATGACCACATAGATTTGATTGAGGTCGCGCCGCTATTTGCATCCCTTAAAATTTATGGGGCACGTGTGCATACGCCACGGCTTGAGGATTTGCCATTCGAGCCGGACACAATTTTAACGCCACAGCAAATGGATATTGTGCGATGGTATAACATTGAAGCGGACTTAGTATCCACAGGTTTTTTACATCATACTTTGCAAGAGCATCTGGAATTACGTTACTCAATGTCTAATGAAGAAGGCGTTGATTTGCGCAGTAAATCCGATGCTCAAATTGCAGAAGCGGTATTTGCAGCCGAATATCTCAGGGCGACAGGCAGCAAAGCGCAAAGGGTAGAGATACCAGTTGGCACAGAATACCGTTATTTCACACCGCATTTCATCCAATTTCAAACGCCACTAATGCAGCGGGCTTTGAAGATTATTCAGAATACGACATTTGTTGTAGGGGAAGACGGTTCTATCCAGTTGCCGCCATCCGTTAAAAACTTAATGTTGGAGATAAATAAGTCTGTTTACCGCCTTGGCATTGGTGGGCTGCACTCGACAGAGAAACAGCAAGCTGTTGTTGAGGATGAAGAGTATATCCTTCGAGACAAAGACGTAACCTCCTTCTATCCTTTTATTATTCTAAACCAAGGTTTATATCCTAAACACCTTGGACCAATCTTTCTACAAATTTACCGTGAAATTGTTATGCGCCGTGTGGCCGCCAAAGCACGTGGCGACAAAGTTATTGCGGACAGTCTCAAGATTGTTATTAACGGGTCTTACGGTAAGTTTGGTTCTAAATATTCAGTTTTGTACAGCCCAGACCTTATTATCCAGACCACACTCACAGGCCAGCTTTCGCTTCTCATGCTAATAGAACGTCTGGAACTAGCGGGTATCCAAGTTGTAAGCGCAAATACGGACGGCATTGTAATTCATTGCAAACGCACGATGCAAGAGCAAATGGATGCTATTGTTAAACAATGGGAACTGGACGTGGCATTCCAAACTGAAGAGACTATTTACAAAGGCTTGTACTCTCGAGATGTAAATAACTATATTGCAGTTAAAGAGGACTGTTCCGTTAAAACCAAAGGCGCGTATGCAAACCCGTGGAACGATAGCAAAAACCCTGCAATGCGTTTGCATAAAAATCCAGTAACCACAGTCTGCATTGATGCCGTGTGCGACTTTTTAACCACAGGCAAACCGATTGCCGAGCATATACATGGCTGCCGCGACATTCGTAAGTTTGTTGTCGTTCGTAGCGTAACAGGCGGAGCGGTTAAAGTATGGGATGAGACAAATACAGAATTTCTTGGTAAGTCTATCCGTTGGTATTATGCAAATGATGTGGAAGGCAATCTTGTTTACGCGGCAAGCGGTAAAAAAGTACCTAGAAGCGATGGAGCAATGCCCTGCCTAACTTTGCCAACGGAATTCCCAGCCAACGTAGACTATGATTGGTATATTAAAGAGTCGTATAAAATACTTCTTGACATTGGAGCGATAAATGAAAATCCCTGCTAAACATGATGGTAAAATTTACAGCGTTTTGGACGTAAAGCAGGATAAGGATGGTTCGTACCTGCAAATCATGAACGGCACATTGGACGATATGTCGCCGTATGTGGTTATAGACGGTAAAGTGTACCATGCGCGATTGCATCGCAAATGCGAAAACTGCTATGAAAGATTCTGGCTGCCGTTAAACGAGACTTTAAAAGAGTTTACTCACGATTGGCGCGTTATTGATTTAAGACCAATGCGTTCTTGAGAAAGGATATTTAAATGTATAAATCAGTAAAAGATAATTGGGTAAAAGATCTACAGTCAAAACGGTCGTATCAATTAGGGTATAGAGTTCCTGTCTTGCCTAAATCTAAAACACGCGCTTTAATCCGTAAGCAAGTCGAAAGACACTTTGCTCAACGCGAAAAGGATGAAGAGATTTAAACTTTACTTATTTTAACTAAAAACTTGTTGCATGGGTCTGTGGATTAAAGGCATAATGGCTACAAGTTAAAGGCACAGGCAAGCGTTAAAACGCAATTAGCTGCTTGCCCTAGCCGTACCCTTAACCCAACCTTTAAACGCGCTATACGCGCAAGAGAGGCCACCCGCTATGCGTTTACGTTATATTTTGCTCGCTATTGTTGGCATTGTATTGTTTATTGTTAGTCAAAATATGGCATACAATGACGACCTAGAACAGCAAAGGCAGTATTGCCAAAATGTAAAAGATGGCTTGTGGCCTGATTATAACCACACTTATGCTAAGGAGTGTCAAAAATGAAACGCTTTATTCTTATTGCAGTTGTTTGCTTGTTGTCCGCTTGTGCCAGCGAAGGGCAGCCTGTTCGCCGCCAAGTACGCAGAGACCCGTTCCCGCCAGACAGAGTAACCATCCGGTTAGACAATGTAACCTGCATTGATGGCTACATTAACGACCATTGCCTTGGATTTAATAACTAAGGAGTTTAAATTGGTTCCGCAATTTGTAATCTTGTCGCTGTCTGTTTACGCTTGGCTTATTGCCGCGCTGGCAGTAATTATCGGTATTATTTTCTACGGCAGCGAAGGCTGGGAAGTATGACTAACGAACAGCTTGAAATAGAAAGAACTCACTTTGAAAGGTGGTTCTCAATGCAGTATAGGATTGCCCGTAGGGTTCGCCCTAAAGTTTATTCCTTAAAAAGAGGAACAGACGGAGGTTATTTATACTTGCGGGCGATCGTTGCATGGGAAGGCTGGAAAGCACGGGCTAGACGTGAAGAAAGGACTAAACGTGATTGATAAGAGTGTAGTTGAGAACCTGCGCAAAGCGACAGAGAATTATGAAAAGTGCACAGACCCTAAAAATGTTGGACTGTGCGGTTCCAAAGCGGATGCACAAGTGCAGTTAGAACAGGCTTTAGTTTCTTTTATAGAAGCTTTTAGAAAGGAGTGCCCTAAATGTCGATAGCGTTTGTTAAACTTGAGGATATTCCTTTTGGCTCTCATAAAGGTTTGTATCTGCATATTAAACTACAAAAGGATAATATCAACGTAATTCTTTGTATTGCAGAAGAACAAGATACTAAGGAACTTTGTACGTTAGAAATATACAATATTTGCGAAGCAATAAATGTCGCTTTGAAAATGAATATTCCTGTAGAATTTTACGAGGTTTAAAATGAAACACGCAAACGAATTAGCTGCGATTTCAGCACAAAAGAAAGTGGAAGTTTTAGCAGCATCTGTAGAAAATGCCAAAAATTGGGTTAATAATGACCTTAGTTCCAAGTTAGAGGATGCGGCAAACCAAGGTAGGCAATTTTTATCGATTAGTTACCCTGTGGACATCCATGTGTCAACCGCAATCACTATTCTGGAAACATACGGATTTAAGGTTAAAGAGGGTTCCGCAGCTATTACTATTTCTTGGTAAGAGGTTAGAAAATGACAGCGCATAAACACGCAGCCGCGATGCTGCAATACGCACAAGATGCGGCAGAGTCTGTTACGCCGTGGGAGATGTGGGAATATAAATTGCATGGAGAACCTTGGTTTGGATGCGAAAATCATCCAACATGGTCTGAAAACATTATGTATCGCCGCAAGCATCAACTAATCAAAGTCGGCAAATGGGAGTTTCCGAAGCCGATTAGCAAAGCCCCTTTAACTGGTATAAAGTATTATTTAATTAAAACTGGGGATAGAGGCTTTAAAGTTGATACCTGTGCTTGGGTTAATGACAAGCTTGATAATATGCGGCTTGAAAGTGGCCGCGTACACCTTACTTATGAAGATGCTCAAACCCATGCAAATGTCTTGAATGCAATTTGTAAAGGAGACGTGTAATGAAATTTGTAATAATTCTCGGAATGTTACTGTTTATTTGTATCTTTTTCTTTATTGAAAAAAAAAAAAAAAAAAAAAACACACCCCAAAAGGGGGGGGGTTTTGTTTATATGCCAGTATGGTCTATCATCGTTACATAACGCGGGAATATTTCTGAAATTTTCTTTTCTCCGTCTTGTTCTCGACCATTAAAAATAGAATTCATAAAAGGCATTAGCAAGGAAATATTAGCATTTTCCATTCTAAAGCCAAACTCACTTTTCATCGGCATTATCATGCTCATATGCCCTTCGTTAAAAGCACCTGTTTCTATTTCTGTATCAAAATGCGCGGCAGAAACGCGATTATAGAATTCGTGCCATCCGCCTTTTGCGTTGCTTTCGTCCTGACCGCGTTTAAATCTAGCTTTGTCAAAATTGTTGTATTGGTCGTATGGCAACTCTTGTTCTAAATCTACTTTTGTAAAAGCAGATAAAGGTTGCGTATTACAGAACTGCAGAACATCTTTTAACTTTGAAGTCATAAAGTTTGGCGGAAAGAATGCGTTCTTAGGAGTTCTATCCCCTTGTGGTAATGCAAAGGCTTTTAGCCCTAAATACGACGTTTTAAAAACTCTTTCGTCATACTGCGCATTAAATAGATAATTATCTCCAAATCCCTTTTTAGGTATTTCGCCCCAGAAACTTGTTACACTATATCTATCTTGTGCAGTATATTCAGGTTTAATAGTTCGAGTTTTGTTTTCAACCCATTCGAGAGAAGAACCAGGGTTTTCGATTCCCCATATGCTATAATTCGCATAAATATTAAATAGACCAAAATTAAAAGCTCGAACTGGCATTGCAAAGAACCCAAGATTGCGGCTGTCAGTCTGGACATTTAGTTTAAAAATATAATTAAATTGTGCTTGCCCGTCATCAGCGGAAATAACCCAGCCACTACCTTTACTTAAATCTATTTTCTTAAATTTAAGAGTTGGTAAGCCTATCGCGATTGTTTCATATTTTAGAACTTTATCCTCTGGTTCTAAAAACTCAACAAGTTTATTCCATGTGTGATTAGGATTTTTGGAAAGATTAGTTTCGCATAGCTGTTTATAATCCCAAAATGTAAAATTAGGATTTCTAATTTGTTCTATTTCGATATTTTTCCATGTATGCGGAAATGGAAAACCTTCTTCCCGATGATAAGTTGGCGGAATCCATAAATGATTTGGCATCGCACCATTTTCTACAAATATATTTTTATAGATATTTTCGGCACCAGGACCTTTAGTTTGTGGACCATAATTTTCATGGCTTCCGCCGTATCCGCCATGAACATGAGTGTATTTTAAAATTTGCGGTTCTTTGGATAATTGGTAAAATCCCCATTCACGTCTTTTTACTTCGTGAAATCGTAGTTTGTCTATATATTCGTGAGGAATACCGCCAATATCCCAAAAATAAACATCTATTTTTGTATCATCTGTTGCGTCCAGATGTAATACATTTGTAGTAAATGACACACGACCAAAACCAGCATATTTATTCGCAGACATGGCGTGGCATTTGTAAGTTATAACCACATTTGGAAACCATGTGGCATTATTTAACTGTTCAGGTTCAATTTCCACAGGATAATAAGTGTCATCATTACCGTCTATTATTGGTCTTCTCTCCCTCTTAAATTGTGCCATACAAGCGCGTATTTTGTCTCCAGATACAAAACCATTTAAAAGAGTATAGGCAAAAATTGCTTTCTCTTCATTAAACGGCGCGTCAAATCCGTTAATTGCGGCTTGTAAAACATTTATATATTCTGCTTGAGGGAAAATACCCACCTGTCTTTCAATATGTTTAAATCCAAGAGCAAGGCTTATACAGTTATGAATATCCCCTGCACCATATTGTTGTGAATACCTGCTATAAATGTCCCACATCCTCTTATACATATAACTTAGATAATTTATTCTGTATCCATATTTATAAAATATATTGGGAATTCTAAACTGACTAGGGTTAAGCTCAGAACTTAAAGGAATACAAATTTTATCTAAAGGTGTACCTTTTGCTGGATTTGCTATATCCAACGGGTTATCATTTTCATCTAAAATTCTAAAACCACCTATCACTTTATGCAAAGAGTTTGAATTATTTACCGCCCATTCCCTCTTATTGCCAAAACTAATTTTCCCAAGAAGTTTTGGTGTGGAACGAATATTTGATGAGATTTCAATTCCCTTCTTATTGAAGAGATACATTCCATAATTATCCATTTTAATTAAAGTATCCGTAGTAAAAACGCGGACCGCCAAATGCGCCCATCGTTGTAGTTTCAGACCTATAAATACTATTACTGCTAAAAAACCCAGGTATAGGAACTATAATAAAACCATTTTCAATATAAAGGCCGCTAAGATTTATATATTTCGCAAATGCTGGAGAACTATAAGGGATAGGCATAATAAATCCCCCTTTATAGTAATGCCGCATAGGTAGTATTGAGTCTATATTTATCTTACATGGCACGGCGGAAAGGAACAAAACTCCTTCCACAATAAGAGTGGAATCCAAGTTTTGGTCTATTACCTTACCGTCTGGTGTAAACTGGAAAAAACCATATTCATCCATTATGGTCTCCTGCGTCCTAAAATATTAACAAGATTACCTTCTTCATCGTAGACATAAATGCCGTATGGCTTATGCTCAACACGTCCGCCAGTATCGCCAGAACGAAGAATGAAGCTGCCGTCATTATTGAGTTTAATCTTACCATCTCCAAGCGTTATGCTGCCAGCCGTTAAATCGCCCATATTTGCGCTAATGGCCGACAGCTTATTCACATTTAACTTCTCTGTGGTTATAGCTTTTGATGCTATTTTGTCGCTTGTAATAGCCCCTGCTTTAATATGGTCGGCGGTAATTATACCAGCCTTTAGCATAGCAGCGGTAATTGTATTTGCTTTTAAAAATACAGCGTCTATAGTGCCCGCTTGGATACTTTTAAAAATGCCTGCGCCATTTACAATCATATTGCCGTTAATCTTAGTGGCAGCGATTGTATCCTTCATTTTTTGTGCTAGACCTGCATTAAACTCTTGCAGCTTTCTATTTGTATCCTCTTGGATTTGCGCAATCATCTTATCTAATTCGGTTTTGATTTTTGACAAATCCAATTCGGTTTCAGGCATTGCTTTACCCTCAACAGGACCGATATAGTTACCTGCTACACCTGCGGAATTGATTGCACGAACCCAGAAGAAATATTTGTTGGCAGGATCCGCGCCGCTAAACGTGTATTCCAGAATAGGGTATGAAACGGCGTTAATAATTGAAGCATCCGAAATGTCGTTGGTTCTCGCCATCCATATTTCAGTATAGCCGCCTTCATTTTCAGGAATAGTCCACGTTAGTTTAACGGCATTCTTTGCGGATTGTGTGGTTAAAGACCCTTGCGACAATGCGATGCGTTTACGTTCCTTTTTAACCTGCGCTTGTGTTCCGTCCGCATACACTTCATAAGTGATAAAATCATAAATACCATCAGGCAGCGGGTCGGTGTACTCATCGCCATCGGTTTCGCCGACCTTTTCGCCCGTGGTTTTATGCGCCGCCGTATATCGCCGTATAACACGCTTTGCGCCCATTTCAAGCCAGCCTGACCAACTACCATCGTAATAGCGTGTTTGTACACCGTTGCGCGTGTAGCGTGTTTGGTATATGCGGCCAGCGGCATCAGTAAGGCTCATAACAACATCGCCATTTATACGGTAAATACCGTCTGGCATTCCTGTTTCAGTTTCGCCAATTTCACGGATATTAAAGAATCCTGGCGTTTGGCCTGGATTTGGCAGCGGGCGGTTATGCTCGTAACTGTCTATAACCACATTATCGTTGTCAGCCTTTTGCGTTGTCGGTTCTGCTTCGACAGTCATACCGACAAAGAACGCTTCCCCTTGCACTTGATTCAGCTTAAAAGTATTCTGCTTAATAAGGACTTTGTGGGTTTGGATAATACCATTATCGGTGATTATATCCATCATGAATGGCAATGCGCCGCGCTGTGTAACAGTCCGATAAAATGCCATTAAATATTCGTATTGCCGTTTGTCCAAAAGAAACGACACGCTTACATCGTGCGTTGTGTTTATGGCTTGGCGGCGAACACGACTTTTACCGCCGTTTAATTTAGTGGCTACGTTGTTATCGCCAAACGCCACGCCATACCCGCTAGACTGTGCTAAAAGATGCAATTTTCTCATGGCTGAAAATTCCTGATAATATCTTCATCCGCTTGCGTATCGTGCGCTTTATATTCTGCTTCAACACGGAAGGAGACAATATATGTTAATCCCATCTGCGCGTTTAACTTCATACTATTCGGAATAAAAATGCAGACGCGCTCATCCATTTCGCCGTCAATAATTAAATCCATTTTAAACGGCAAGCTTCCGCTATTTGTAGCGGTTCGGTAAAACGCCATTAAGTACAAATAAGATTTGTGGGATAAAGTCATTTGGCAGTTTACAATAGAACTACAATTAACAACTTTTTTACGAACGCGAGAACGCCCGCCATCCAAATTGGCGTAAACGTTCTCTTCCGCGTAATCAACAGAGTAGCTGGCACTATCTGGTCTTATTTTTAACTTTTCCATAATTAACCTGAATAAGGATTGTTGCCGTTCATGTAGTCATGGTCGTTCTTGTAATACCGCTTATCATAATTGATAAACTTAACGGATACTTTTAAATCGTCCGCTGGCTTTTTCTCACTTAGGATAAACTGTTTATTTGCCGCCGTTTTATCGGATTGCTCAATATAATAAACGGAGTTTACAAAGTTAATGTCGTCCGCAGACAAATCAAAAGACGGAGGACGTTCCAAAGTAACCACATTACCGTCCACAGCAATAATCTTAATGGATTCCGTTGTGCGGTTCCAGTGCTGCAAGAAAATGTAATGCCCTACACCAGCGCGAACTTCGCCAGATAATGTCAGCTTCACACCTTCTTGTTTTAGCACTTCGCCTTCCGAATATTGGAACTTAGTATTATCGCTAATACTTGCCCTGTCTCTAACCACAAGGAGGTCGGCTTCTGCAAGTGCATCAAATTCGCATACGATGCGCTGATACTTCAGAATATTGTATTGCCGCCAAGCGTGTAGATATGCCTGCCTGTGGTTAGTGATACCAATACTATCCACTTTCTTGTACTTGCGCGCGTCCTCTGGAACACGGTATTCAGTTTGAGAACCGTCCGCAGGGTCGACATATTTAAACTCAATGCCGTCATGGTCTGCTGGAGTACCAAAGTTAATAGTTCTCTTTTCAGTTCCAGGGAACTTATTACGGTGATTGAAAATCATTACGGGCAGTTTGTCGTCAATATCCGGCGTAAGTTTAATCCTTTCGCCAACACGATAAGCCGTACAGAATGCCGTATTTGCGACCGCCTGTATCATCTCTTCAAAACCGATGTCCGTACTGTCGAAAGTATAGTTAAACTCGATTGCTTCATTTAACCCGAAGTATTGACGAACACGTTCTATTGTTGAGTAAATATTTTCAACATCCAATTCATCAACGGTTCGCCCGCCATTAACAGGGTCTAAGCAAATGGCACAGAAAATTTCTGCTGCATTACTTGTAGGGTAGATTTCAGTTGAGAAGCTAGTCGGGCCGATGCGCTTTGGTATCATTCGTGTTACGCGGATGTTTAGCTTTCTGTTTTTAACGGCTAAAGCACCATCTGTCGCATTGGTAATGGACTTAACAATCGTAATATTGCCAAGGTCGCCAAAATCCAGATTTGTGCCGTAATAAAGGTCGCGCCATTTAACTTCGTCCACAACGTTGCCTTTAAATTCCGTATCATGTGGCGTAGTTCTCCACAGACTAACTTTATAACGGCCAGAAGGTACTTCCAGTTTTAAAGTTAAAGCACGGGTAGCGGAGGATTTAATTTTACCTTCCACAAAACCAGTTGTCTCAAAGAAGCCGCCCATTTCGTTGCCTTGCATATCAACTTCAACGGCTCGCAGGCGAACTTCTACGTTTACAGGTTCTTCGCCGTCCTGGCTACTTTTAAACAGGCCACCCATTGCGACAACGTTTACCATGATAATATTCGTGCCAGCGTAATCGCAAATAAACGGACCGACAACGGCGGTATTTGTTTCCCTAACGGAACAGTTACCAGCGGAAGAATATTTCTTTGTAGCATCCGTTAAACGCGCCCAATTAGGATTAGCGTCCTGCGCGTCTTTTAACTTTAATTCCATGCCGTTAATTGCTTCGATAGTGTAATATTCGGTAAGGTCTATTGTTTCCTTAACACGCATCATAATTAGCGGCTTGGACTTAGTAAAATGCCGTTCGGTAAAACCAGCATCCCCAACAACTACGGATTCTTTTACTGTTACCTTGTAGCCTAGGAACGCGTTATCCTGTTCCCACCAACGTTCACGGCTACGACCGCGCATTGGTTCCACACTAACCACAGTAAAGAAGCCTGACACCGTGCCATAGTATTTCTTGTCGGAAGTTATGCGTGTCGTATAAAGCGCAGTAATGTAGAATTCTTTATTAAGTTCCAAGTTTCTAATATTAGCTAATTCTGCATCCGTACCGAAAAAGTTAATGCTGAACGGTCCGGTTGTAATCTTAGTTGTTGGCTCAATTTCAATCTTTTCCACATCACGGCATATCAAGTTTAGAAGCACACGTTCGCCAACCTTAAAAGTATCCGCTAGGTTATATTGGTCTAAACTTTGAAACGCTTGCCCGAACCAGTTTTTAGTCTTGCCTTCCACACCAATATAACCGCCAGCGCGGGCATACATATCCTTAGTGCCGTCGTAGAAGCCTTTGTTGTAAGGCTTCAGAACCTGACCGTTTACGCTGTTAGAACGGCGCACATTTAAGAAGCGTTCCGTAATTGGTTTACCGACGCGATATTTCGGTGTGGTTAAATTTCCAGGCTTGAATATTTCTACGCTTGCACCATCAATCTCTTTAATAGGCGTAGTGTCGTCCTTAATATCATTAAGATTAGCAATGTCATATTCCCCGCGTCCAATACACATTAAAGAATATTCGCGTTCAATATGTTTCTCATAAATCTTGTACGGCTGCGCCAGTAAGTCCGGGACTGAAATAACGTTACCATAAATATCGGGAATACGCTTCCACAAACGGGCTTTGTTTGTACGATTGGACAATTCATTGTTGCCGCTGCGCTCGATATTATTGGCCGCCGCCGCGTTTGGTATTTTGGCCGCTTGCCTACTCATAACCACAGCGGCCACAATCGCCACCGCCATCGCAATGTATGCGCCGTAGGCTTGCACGAAAGCTAATACTGGGGCTTGGGGTAGGGTTACAACATAAAACGTGCCTTTAAGCGTTTTTAGCCCCTCTATGCTGTTTGCATCATACGGGGTTACATCATTTTCGCCGCAGACTTTTTCATGGTAAATTCGTGCATCGCGCGGAAATTCCTCATAAATGGTAGCAAGGAAATCCGCAACGTTTAATTCTGTTTCATGGGTAACGTAATCCTGTTGTTCTATAACGTTATCCAAGATTTTCACAATATTCATAGAACTTTACCTTATTCGCAAATCTTATAACTTCGTCTATCGGCTGCCACTTAACGCCTACATCCTCACAAATATGCAGCACCTTACCATCTACTATCGTACCGCAATGCAAACCCTCTGGATACCATACTAACACAATTTGCGCCCGCTTGCTATCGCAGCGTTTAAACATCGTAGTTTTACGCCGTGTTTTAACGCCATACACGAAGGCTTCCAAAAATAAATCTTTTATGTCCCTTCCATAGAAGAACATATAGCAATCTATCATAAAGTGGAAGCAATTATAATCGTACTTGCTATATGTTTTGTTCAATAGTTCCTGTAGCGTCATAACAAGCTCTTTAGGAATGGAAACCTAACTGTGGAATACACTTCGCCAGTTTTTGCCCCGTTTACGTTCGGAGCTTTAGCCTGGAAGGATGTCCCTTGCTCGTTAAAAGTAAAGGATTCCACTTGCAATTTAATCGGGCCGAATAGAACGTGGTCTGGGTCATTGCTGGCATAGCAGCGGTATTTGATAATCGGCTTCTCGAACATTTCATCGTTCTCAAATGCCCGCTGCAATTCCTGTGGTAATACTTCGCCAAGGTCGCCGATAGTAATGCTTAGAGACTGGTCTAAGTCAGTCTTACTATCGCCGACTTCTATTTTGACAGGGAAGTATTCAAAATTTACGCGGGCTGTATCGTTATCGTGCAGCTTTGCAGACCACCCTGTCGTTACGTTTCTAACCACACGCAGGGGCTGTGAGAAGCTGGAATGGGTTGCTTCCAGCGTTTCCACATATACAACATCCTTGCGCCCTTTTAGAAAGAACTCTTCTAGTTTACTCATTATTGTCTCTGCCTTACTGCGCCATAGTTCTGGTCAAACGCTTTGGATACTTTACTGTTCGGGTTGCCAAGGTGTCCTGCCACCACTTCGCCAGCCTTAGCATTAACCACACCTTCTGCTTCTCGGCGGGCAATGATGCGAACTTCGTTCTCACTAAGTTGCTGCACTTCGTGCGTTACACCAGAAGCATTATTTACAATGGTTACGTTTAGATTTGTGCCACCACCATTTCCGCCGCCGTTACCGCCAGATACGGATGAAGGATGTAATTCTCCATCCTGCATTCGTTGTAGAGTGCTTACCCCAATTCTGCGGGTAGCCTCCGCATTCATTACGAATTCTTGGCCGTGTACCACACCAGCAATCTCGTCTCTTGCACCATTGCCAGTATAGCCGCCGCTTGCAAATCCAGCTTTAGTAGATTTAGCCATTATTTTAGCAAAGGCTGTCGTTGCACCAATAGCAGCTATTGCGCCGCCCGCATTACTACCCATTGTCGCCAAACTAGCCATTGCCGCAGCACTAGCCCACGAACCAGCTACTTCGCCAGCCGCTTGCATACTTGTATTTTTAGCGTTTTCAATGGCACTTTTTTGGATTGCAGAACCTAGTGCAGCATTTAATGCCCATTGGATACCAAGTTTTACAAGTCCGGCGATTAACTGCCCCAAGGCATTGCGGGCAACATCTTTTAAGGCTTCCCCTAGGTCTTTACCTTGGGTTACTGCTTGGCCGATTGTATTGGCAAAGCCGTCCCCAATACTTGAGAAGAATTGCCCAAATTGGTCTGACAGGTCGTTTAGTGTGCCAGTATAGCCTTCGAGAAGTTTATCCGCACCAGTAAGCATGGAACCCCAAACTTCTTCCCAAGAATTACCCATTGCACCGCCGAAGGCTGTCTGGCCTGCGCCCTGCC